AGAAAATGGGGTGGTTAAACAAAATATTTAGCAAGGGTAAGCGTGACCCTAATGCTGTAATGAATCTAAATGTATCTATGAAAGGATATGAGCCCACTTTTACCTCATTTGGGAAAAACATACTCCAAAGTGACATTATTTATTCAGCTCTTAAAATGAAAGCTAGGTTTTTTGGCAAGCTTGATCCAAGACATATAAGAATAAAACAAGGTCAAGACAAAGGTGGGCATACTACAGAATTAGTGACTGACAGTTCTGTTGCTAGGATTTTAAGAAAGCCAAATGATTTTCAAACTACTTATGACTTTTTAACTCAAGCTTATTTCATGAGGGAAAAAGACGATAATTGTTTTATTTATCCTGACTACTACACCTCAAGCAATGGAACACGAATTTATACTGGCATGTATGTTTTGCTACCTATTATGACACCTATAATTGAGCAAGATCAAAGTGGCAAGCTATATATAAGATTCCAGTTTGTCAACCCCTCAAGAGAGGTAGTATTCCCTTTACAAGATATTATTGTGTGGCGTCAAAACCTTGAAGACAATCAATTTATAGGTGGTGGGCGCTATGCTGGCTTATCAAACGTTGACTTACTTAATTCACTTCAAGCTTATCACCAGTCTAAAGAGGCGGTGGCTGAGGCTGCTAAACTTGGTTGCTACTTAGACGGAATTATAAAAGTTAATGCTTATGCTGCTGACAATAAAGACACTCAAAAAATTAGAGATCAATTTATTCAGGATCTTAAAACAAACAAAAGTGGTATAGGCGTTTTGGATAATGGAGCTGAGTATCAAGACATACAGCGCTCTTTAAAAATGGTGGACGCTGCTACCTTAGCTGAGATTAAACAGAATGTCATGTTACATACAGGTATGACTATGGATATGCTTATGGGTAAATTTACAGCTGAGGAAAAAGAGGCTTTTTATGAAAACTGGATTGAGCCAGCTGCAATAAGTTTGGGGCAGGCTATGAGTAAAGTATTCTTTAGCCAGTGGCAGACAAGTTATGGTGATCAAGTGCAGCTATACCCTAAGAAAATTCAATTAATGAGCACTAGTGAAATAACAAATGTAGTACAAAATACAATTAATGCTGGTTTGTTTATGATTGACGAGTATCGAGAAATGTATGGCTACCCACCACTACCAAATGGTGAGGGACTTGCAAGACCTCGAGGCTTTAACCACTTGGACGGTGAAAACGGTGATCAACAGCAACAATTTGTAATTGATCCTAATGAGCGTAATTTAAGATTTAATGAAAACCACAGCCCAAAAGACGGTAAATTTGTTGACGGTCATGGTCACCATGGTCATGATCAAAAAGGCGCTAATGCTCATTATGATAGCTATAGTTATTCAAGTGATATTGACGAAAATCAACCGTCAATTAGTTATGACAAACAAATTGATACTTATAGCAAAAAAAAAGCAGTTGAAACATATACCTCAGGTAAAGACGAGCTTTTAAATTATGACAATATAAACAAATACTTAAATGGGAAAAAAGAATTTAGCGCTGACGAACAAAAAAAACTAGACGAAATTATAAATACTCTTGACTCTTGTTTTGAGGGAAGAACAGATAAAAATATGTATGTTTATAGGGGTATATCATTAAAAGCAAGTGACTTAAGTGTTGGAGATGTAATTGAAAATAATGGTTATACCTCAACTAGCGCTATTAAAAATATTGCTAATGATTTTGCTGAGCACTATAAAGGTACTACTCTTGAATTGCAAGTAAAAAAAGGCACAAAAGCGCTTGGTATAGGCTACCATACTACAGGTGAGTTTGACGAGGCTGAAATATTATTTCCTAGAGGATCAAAAATTAAAATCCTTGAAGTAAATGAAAATGGAGCCAAAGGCGTAATTGAAAATGAATAAAAAAGAGGTAAGCAATGAGTAAACAATTACTACAAAAAGAAATAAGACTTAATAGTGAAAATGTATCAGTCACAGAAAGAGCTGAGGGTGAAAATCAAGCTCAAATGATAATTGAGGGTTATCCTGTAGTGTTTGACAAAGAGGCATATATTGAGGGGCGTGACGGTGGTTTTTATGAAAAAATATCACAGGGCGCTTTTGAGGGTGCTGACATGTCAGATGTGGCTTTAAAATATAACCACAATGACAATGTATTTATTTTAGCTAGAACTAGAAATAACTCACTACAGTTAAAACCTGACGAGCATGGCTTATTTATGAGAGCTGAATTAATTAATACTACCACAAATGAAGATGTTTATAAAATGGTAAAGAGTGGACTTTTAACTGAGGGAAGTTTTGCTTTTACTGTTGATCAAGACAGAGAGGAAATTGTTGACGGTGAAATTCATAGAACTGTTGACAAAATAGGCAAGCTCTTTGATGTTGCTATATGCCCTCAGGGTGCATATGGTGACATGACTGAGATATATGCGAGGAGTTATGAGGCGCTGGAGAGCGTCAGGCATAGCGCTTTGGAGAAAGCCAGACACCTCGCAATTTTAAAGCTGAGAAATGCTAATAAATTTAAATATTTTGGGGGTCAAAATGGAACTAAAAGAATTTTTAGACGATAGAGCCAAAAAGTGCAGAATGCGCTTAGAGGAAATTGACGAAAAAGTAACAGAGCTTGAAAAAGCTAATGAAACAAGTGAAGACGAGGCAGAACTTAAAGACATAGGTGATACTATGGCTGAGTTACTAGCTGAAAAAGCTGAGCTTGAGGCTGAGCTTAAAGAGGTTGAGGCTCAAATTGAAGCTCTTGAAAAAGAAAAAGAAATACCTGAGGTAAAGCCTGAGGATAATCAAGAGCGTAAACAATTTTTAAACTTTGAAGTAAGAGGGGAAAAGAAAATGGCAAATGATATTGAAGAAAGAAAGGCTGCTGCTGAAGAATTTAAACGCAGTGGACGCAAAACAATAAAAAACGCTGAAATGCGTGCTACTTTAGTTAGCAGTGGGAAAATTGCTACTCCAACTGAAGTAAGTGGAATTACACCTACCTTTAATCAAGTGTCTAGTATTGTTGACTTGGTAAAGGTTGTAAACTGTGAGGGTATGGGCTCAAACAAAATCGCTTATGAAGTATCAATTGGAACAGCTAGCGCTCAAACAGAGGGTCAAGCTATTACTGGCAGTGATCCTAGCTATGATTTTGTAACAATTACACCAGCTAGCTATGGAATTATTTCAGCAATTTCTAACCAAGTTATGAAGCAATCACCACTTGACTATGAGGGTAAAATAGTTGACAGTGCTGAAAAGGCTTTAAGAGTTAAAGCAGCAGCAGTTATAACTGACAGTATTATTAATTCTGAATTATTATCTACACCTGCAGGACTTGCTATTACAGCTATTGACGATAAAACACTAAGAAATATTGCTTTTAACTATGGTAGTGACGAAACAATTTATGGTGACGCTTGGTTATTCTTGACTAAGAAAGACTTAATTGCTTTTGGTGATGTTAGATCAGATACAACTTTACAACCAGTTTATGAAATTACACCTGATACAAGCAACCCAAACACTGGAACTATTAAAGACGGTGGTTTGTCAGTTCGCTATTGTTTGAATCCAAATTTGACACCTTTGACTGGTACAGCTCAAGGTGAGGCAGCTGTTGTAACTATGTTGTATGGGCAGCCTGAGTGCGCTGAGTTGGATCTATTTAGTGACTATGAGGTTAAGGTATCTGAGGATTATCAATTTGCAGCTAATATGCTTACAATTCGTGGAACTGTTGACATAGGCTGTGATGTAATTAAGAAAGACGGTTTTGTTGCTGTAACTTTACCAGCAAGTGAGTAATTATAAAATTTGGGGGGCTATGTTTTTCCTTTTTGAATAGCCCCTCAACTATTAAGGGGGTATTTAAATGTCTGATAATGAATCTAATAACAATGATAACACTATTGATATTAATATCATAGGTAACATGACAAATTTGGCTGACAGTGGTCAAGAGGATTTTGTGCAAAACTGGGCTCAAATGGCTCAAATAGCTTTATATGAGCAAGGTATATCAAACACTTATTTAAATTCAAATGACGCTCAATATATTTTAGCTAAAGCTGTTACTGATTTAATTGAAGACGGAAATTTGTCTAATACTACACTTTCTTTAATTGCTACATTAAGAGTCAACCACCCACACAGTGAGGATAACAATGTATAAGCCAGCTAACATAAGACAATTTGTAACGCCTGCTATTCAAAAAAGAACTCAAGTAAATATGGTGAATGGTAGGACACAAAAAGTAGTGGTACAGGTTGCTAACTTAATGGGTAAATTTAAACAAAAGGGAACTGGTGAGCTTAATGCAAATGGATTGTATGTAATAAATGATAAAACCACTTATACAACTTGGTGGAAAGATAATTTTAAAGCTGGTGATATTCTAAACATAAACGGTATTGACTTTAAAATTAGTGGTCAGCCTGAAAATGTTGAAATGCGTGGGCGCTATGCAGTGCTTACTCTTGATAGAATCGAGGGCGGTGCTTAGTGGCTAAGAAAAAAGGTTTTGACTTAGACTTTGAGGGTTTTCTTGATTTTGCAAAAACAATTGACGAGTTAGGTGAGGGGTATTTAAAAAAGGCTGTCGAAAATGCTTTTCAAAAATCCAAAGACTATGCTAACACAGAAATTGTAATTGCAATGAAAAAGTCAAAGTATGCTTTTGAAAAAGACGAAAGATCAGCAAAAAACCGTCCAGCAACAGGAAAAGCTTTAGCCTCAGTTAAAGAGGTGGCAAGGCTGCCTGTAGAGTGGGACGGAAATATTGCAAGGGCTTACATAGGGGCTGACTTAGATGTTGCGCCTGAGGCTTTAATTTTGGCTCTTGGTACGCCTACAGTGCGAAAAGATACCACGCTTTACAATGCCTTAAAGGTTAAGGGTAAAGTTAGAAAAGCTGTTGACGCAATACAGCAGCGTGAATTTGAAAAAGTTTTAAATGAGGCTATGAAAAATGATTAATATAATTAATGACTTATCAAGCTTAAATATACCTGTTTATGTCGAGGGTGACGCCCCTGAGAGCTTGCCTAATGAGTATTACACAGTAAGTGAAGATTATACCAGTGGCAATGTTTTTGCTGACAATGAGCAGAAATCTATTTTGTATGAGTTTACCTTAAAATATTATACAACTAATGCCGAAACTTTATATACTGGCGTAATTAATGCTCTGCAAGTATTAAAAAGCTTAGGATATATAACTACTGGCAATGGTTATGCTAATTCGACTTATCAAAATAAGTGGTTTAGCCGAATGGCAGATGTTCAAAAAATTGAAAACTTAAATTAAGGGGGTATTGAAAATGGGTGTTCAATACAGAGGTTGTTCGAGGCTTTATTATGCAATCGAAACTGAGGCTGCTGACGGTACTTTAAGTTATGGCACTGTTAAACAGCTTGCTCCAGTAAAGAGCGTATCAAGAGATATTTCAAGCGAAAATGAGGCTATATATGCTGACAATGTAGTTCAAGACAGAACTTATGGAGCAAATTCAGTTACTAGAACTTTTGAAACAATAATGATTGATCCAGCTATTCAAGCTGAGCTTTTAGGTGACACTGTGCTTACAATTGGTAGTGGAAATGACGCAATGCAAGCTAACTTGACTAATCCTGACGGATCAACAAGACCATATATAGCTATAGGCTATGCTTTACATGACGGAAATGTTGACCAGCCTGTTGAGGTAGTATGGGCTTATCACTGTAAAGTTAATTCTATTTCTAAGAGCTCAGCCACTATAGATGACGGAACTGGCTCTGAGGGGCAGTCTGTAGAAATTGTAAATGTAGCTCCAAAGAAAGCGTGGACTACTACAGGTAAGCGCAATCTTGATTTAGATTTACCTATTACAGCTGACAATGCAGATAAAGTTGACACTTTCTTTAGTGAAGTTATAACGCCTGACAATGCAGCTACAGTTTTAGGTGACTAATTAATTTTTTAAAAAAGGAATGAAGTAAATGGAAGCAAAACTCAATATTTATTCAGACTGCACTAGTGAGCAGCCTACAAAGACTTATATATGCAGGCGGCTGCTTTTAAAGGTATCTAAAAAAGTAAGCGCTTTAGCTGACGGTTTAAAAGATAAAAACGCTCAAGAGCAAGAGCAGGCTACAATTGAAATTATTAAAACAATTTTCCCTGACTTTGTAGATCAAGATTTTGAATACTTGGATCCAGTAGAGTGGTTGGAGTTTGTAAATGAAATCACAGCAGAAACAAATAAAATTTTGAGTAATGCTGAAAAAAACTAATAAACGGTGGAGTAAAATTAAGTGCTCCACCGTCTGCTAATAAACAGAGTATAAGCGAATCATTTTACAATGTTGTAGAAACGCTTTGTAATCGCTTTATAGGACTGTCACCTTTTGAAGTGATAAATGCAGAAACAAGAGATGTATATGACTTGTTTGTAGATGTTGTAATTTATGATAGCAAAAACAAAAAAGCCAAACAAGGCTGGGTAACTTCAAAAACAGCCACTTGGCACTAATTAGGGGGGCTTATGGCAGATAATGAAAAGAAAATTGTAACCACCTTTGAGGCTAATATTGACCAGTTTAATGCAGCCACTCAAAAAATGAATAGTGAAATTAAAGGCATAAATGCACAATTTCAAAATGCTACTGCCTCTTTAGGTAAGTGGTCAGACAGTCAAGAGGGCTTAAGAGCTAAAATTGATCAATTAAATAAAACGCTAAAAGTTCAGCAAAATGCTTTACTTGATAGCAAAAAGCGTTTTAATGATTTAGTTGCTGCTGGTAAAGAAAATACAAAAGAGGCGCAACAGTTAGCTGCCAAAATTCTAGCTCAAGAAACAGCAATTAAGCGAACTAATAAAGCTGTTGAAGTTTATTCAGGCTCTTTAGAGGAACTTGAAAAAGCTGGTGTAGAAACTAGACAAGAGCTTGACAAGTTAAACAAAGAAATGGACGAAAGCAAGCAAGCAGCTAGTGAGGCTGGTGCTGCTATAACTAGAGGTTTTGCTGTTGGTATAGCTGGTATTGCTACAGCTTGCGTGGGCGCTGTTAAAGGTTTATCAAGCTTAGTTCAAAATACAGCTGAGCTTAGACTTGAGCAAGGGCGTTTAGAAACAGCTTTTAAACAGGCTGGGTTTAGCACAGAAACAGCTAATAAAACTTTTTCTGAGTTTAACGGTGTAATTGGAGATACAGCTCAAACTACAGAGGCAATGCAGCACATGGCGCAATTAGCTGACACTGAAGAAGAACTAAACACTTTAGTTAGGGCTGGTACAGGTATTTTTGCGACATATGGCAACAGTTTACCTATTGAATCACTCATGGAAGCTAGTAACGAAACTGCCAAGACTGGTCAGCTCACTGGCGCCTTGACAGACGCAATTAACTGGGCTGGTAAGAGTGAAGACGAATTTCA